GAATACGACGGTCAGCGATGCGACGTTTGCCGACGGGGCGGATGCCGCAGTAAAGGTCAACGCCTGCTACCGACACGTCGTCACCGCCACCGAGGCGACGGGCGGCGCGTTTGCGGCCGTGCGATTCGACACCGGCCTGAGTTCGATCTGCTCGGTGCAGGTGACTTACGAGGCTTCCGGTGTCAATACGGCCGGCGACGTGGCGATCGGCGTCGCGGCCGGCGTCGTGACGCTCGTCGAAGGCACTGTTCCGGCGTGGACGGCGGGAGACATCATCAACCTGGTCGTCATCGGCGTGGAATAGCGCAGTCGCCCGTCACGGCCACAGGCCGTGCCGTGGCCGGATCGGCGCGCCTCGTTCGCCTCGTGACGAAGCGGACGGCGACGCGGGCCTGGAATAACGCACCCGTCACGGCCACAGGCCGTGCCGTGGTCGGAAAGGAGTCGCCATGTACGTCGAGCGGCATGAAGTGGCCGTGAAGACCGCCGCCGGCGGCGCGGGCGCGGGATACACGCGGGTCGTCTCGGGGCGGATCCTGGCCATCCGGTACGTCAAAGATCCCGCCGCGACGGCCTACGCCGACACCGTGGACTTCACGATCACGAGTGAGGCGACTGGGGCGAACATCTGGACCGAGGAAAACGTGGACGCCTCCAAGACCGTCTATCCCCGGGCCCAGGTCCATTCGACCGCCGGCGTCGGCCTGAAATATGACGTTGCCGGCGCCCAGCCGGTGGCCGAGCCGCCGGTCGTGGCACTGGACCGCGTGAAGGTCGCCGTGGCGGCCGGGGGCGACTTGAAAACGGGCACTTTCCATGTTTTGGTCGGGTAGGAGAACGCTGATGCGCGTGCGAATGGAAGTCACAATGGCGGGGCCGACGGGCACGTTCCTGGCCGGCCAGGTGGCGGACCTGCCGGACGCGGAGGCAAGAGCGCTCCTGGCGGCCGGATATGCACGGCCCATCGAGGTCGCCGCGGCGACCGCAGGTCCGGTCGAAAGCGCCATGCTCGATCCGGCGGAAGAGAAGGCGATCGAGGCCGGGCCGGAACCACGGCGACGCGGGCGGCCGCCGAAACGCGGGCGGCGGGGAGGACTCGATGCGGCTGACGCGGACGAAGGCGCCTGAGGTCGAGCCGGTCACGCTCGCCGAGACGAAACGACATCTCCGGGTGGACGACCCGGACGACGATGCGCTTATTGAAAACCTCATAACGGCCGCGCGCGAGCACGTCGAAGAAGTTTGCCGGCGGCAACTCCTGACGGCCACGTGGATCCTTTCCCTTCCTGGGTTCCCCGCGGGAGGCGGCGCCATCCGTCTCCCGCGGCCTCCCTGCCAGGAGGCCGAGGTCAAGTACGTCGATTCTATCGGCACGACGCAGGAATTGACGGCTGTGACGGATTACCAGGTGACGGCGGACGACTGGACGGCGGAAGTATCGCCCGCCTATGGCAAGTCGTGGCCGGCAGCCCGGGCCGTGCCCGAGGCCGTACTGGTCGAATTTGAGGCGGGCTACGGAGACGAGGGGGCCAACGTGCCGGCGTCCATCCGGGCGGCGATCCTGCTCCTCGTGGGCCACCTGTACGAGAATCGCGAGGCGACGGCCGGGGAGGCGCTCAAGGTCGTGCCGATGGCGGTGGATAGCCTGCTGGCGCCGTACCGCGTGATGGAGGAATTCTGAATGGAACCAGAAACCGAAGTGGTCGCTGCGGCGACGGATGCGATTTCAGTGCGATTTGGAGGAATCGTGTCGAAACTCGAACTCGGACCGGAGGACTTGCTTGTTATCGAACTGCCCGATGGCCGGCTGATTTCGCAAGCCGAAAGAGAATGCCTGAAACAGCAGATCGCTACCGCATTGCCTGGGCGAAAAATCATTGTCCTTGAGGGCGGCATCCGTCTTGGCGTTTTGAATCCGAAAAAAGAAGAAGATGATTTTGTCGTACCGGAACCTCAATCTGGCGAACCAAAGCCTCCGAAGGGAACGATAATCCGTGAATCTCGGGATCGACCGGATAACGGCGAAAGGTAGATGATGCGGGCGGGACGGCTGCACCATCGCGTGGAATTTCAGGAACCGCTCCATGAACAGGACGCGGCGGGCCAGCCGATCAGCACGTGGCGGACGGTTGGTCGGCGGTGGGCGGGCGTCGAGCCTTTGACGGGCCAGGAACTGCTCCGGGCCCAACAGTTTGGGTCGGAGACGACGATCCGCGTGCGGATCCGCTACATGAACCGTCTGACGCCGCGATGGCGGCTGTTGCACGAGAGGCGGACGCTGGAGATCGTTTCGATCATCGACCGCGAGGAACGCGGGCGGGAGTTGGAACTCCTCTGCAAGGAAATCGTCTGATGCAGATTTCGATAACCATCCAGGGCGGCGATCTCCTGATGCGGAAACTCGAAGCGCTGCCCGGCAGGGTGGCGAAGAAAATTCTCGGCCAGGCCCTTCGGGACGGCGCGAAGATCGTCCAGGCCGAGGCGAAGGCGCGGGCGCCGGTGCGGACGGGGCTTATGCGAAAGTCCATCACCGTCCGGGCGCAGAAAAAGAAAAAGCGCGGCGAGATCGGCATGAATGTCATGCTGGACACCAAGCGCCATCCCGGCCTCATCTCAGAAAGCGCGGGCGGCAAACGGTATTTCTATCCGGCCGTCGTCGAGTACGGGGCGGAAGGGCGTGCGGCCCGGCCGTTCATGCGGCCGGCGGCGCAGGCATCGAAGGGCCGGGCGGAGCAGGCGATACGCGAGCGGCTGAGCGAGGGAATCCTGGCGGCGGCGAAGGGGCCGGCATGAGCCTGGAGACGGGCCTGTACGCGTTTCTGGCGGCCGAAGCGGGCGTCAAGGCGCTCGTCGCGGCGCGGATTTATCCCGACGCCGCACCGGCGGGCGCGGCGAAACCGTACATCGTCTATCAGCGGATCACAACGGAACGGGACCGGACGATGGACGGGCCGAACGGCCTAGCGATGCCGCGGATGCAGGTGACATGCTGGGCGGCGACCTACATCGGCGCCAAGGTCCTGGCGGACGCCGTGGCGGACGCGATAGACGGATTCAGCGGCGACATGGGCGGCGAGGCGGTGCAGGTAGTGAGCGTCCTGGACGAGGGCGACATGCCGGACCTCTCGCCCGAAGGCGAGACGGGCCGGGCCTACGGGCGGCGGTTGGACCTGGAAATCTGGCACTGCGGGACATAATTCCGGCGCATCGGGACGAATAAAGGAGAATGGCAATGACGACGACGGCAAGAAGCGGATTTGCGAGTCAACTGCAGCGCGACACGGGGACCGACGAATTTCTGACGGTCGCCGAGGTCCTCTCCATCGGCGGGCCGAGCCAGTCGCGCGACATGATCGACGCGACGAGCATGGATTCGACCGATCAGTTCAAGGAGTTCATCGGCGGCCTCGTCGACGCGGGCGAGGTGACGATGGAACTGAACTGCATCGCCGCCGATCCCGAGCAGCAGGCGCTCGTGAGCGGCATCTACGGGGCCGTCGGGGCGTGGCGGATCGCGTGGCCGAACTTCGACGCGGCGTCCATCGAAATCGAGGCGGTCGATACGGTGGACGACGAGTTGACGATGACTCTCCACGGCCTGAAGACCGGCCAGCCGGTCCGGTTCACCACGGATGACACGCTGCCCGAGGCGCTGGAGGCGGGCGTCACGTACTTCGTCGGCGTCGTGGACGTGAACACCGTGAAGGTCTATCCGACGAACGCCGCCGCCGTGGCGGGAACGGACCCAATCGATCTGGAGGACGAGGGAACGGGTCCCCATTACACGGCGCGCGGGAGCGTGTGCGATATGGCGGCGGGCGTCTCGGGGCACGAGACGACGACGCCGCACGACGGCAAGGTCGCCGTGTCGGCGACCGTGAAATTGACTGGGAAACCGGCATTCACCTGGTAATGCGGCCGGTCCGCTTCGGCGGACATCGGACGACGAGAAAAGGAGCGGAACATGGCGACGGCGGCGAGAAGCGGACACGGATGCAAGATCGGGAAGACGGGCGGGACGGCCGTCGCCGAAGTCCTTTCCATCGGCGGACCGAGCCAGTCGCGCGACATGCTCGATGCGACGAGCATGGATTCGGAGGACCAGTTCAAGGAGTTCATCGGTGGCCTCGTCGATGCCGGCGAGGTGACGCTGGAGATGAACTTCCTCCTGGCCAACACCGAACACAAGGCCCTGATGACCGACATCTACGCGGCGGCGCTCACGAGTTGGACGCTCTCCTGGGCGACGGTTTTTGGGAACGCGCCCAAGATCGTGTTCGACGGTTGGGTGTCGGGCGTCGAGGCAACGACGCCGCATGACGGGAAACTCACCCTCTCGGCGACGATCAAGATCACGGGCAAGCCTGTCCCCACGTGGAGTTGATGGGGAGCGGCAAAAGGAATCGGAACCTCTGAAAGAGAAAGGAGCGGGATATGACTGTGCTTGGCCGCGATGCGATCCTGGCGGCGGAGGATCTGCCGCAGGAATACGTCGAAACGCCGGAGTGGGGCGGCGGCGTGTGGATCCGATGCCTGACGGCGGCGGAGCGGGATGCCTTCGAGGCCCAGCAGATACAGGCCCGGGTCGAAGGCAGGAAGGTCACGGTGACGCCCGACCTCCAGAACGCCAAGGCGCGGCTCGTCGTCCGCTGCATCGTCGATGAGGCGGGCAAGCGGCTTTTCGCCGACAAGGACGCCGTGGCCCTGGGCGCGAAAAGCGCGGCCGTCGTGGATCGGCTCTACACCGCCGCGCGGCGGCTCTCGGGCATGGCCCGGGAAGACGACCTGGCGGAACTCATAAAAAATTCCGATGCCGACCGGACCGGCGATTCATCTTCCGCCTAGCCCTCGCGCTCGGGATGCCGGTCGGCCTGATGCTCCGGGCGATGTCGGCCCGCGAACTCGACGAGTGGGCGGTCTACT